GTGCACCGACGACGACACGTGCACCAACAACGACACGTGCACCGACGACGACAAGTGCACCGACGACGACACGTGCACCAACAACGACACGTGCACCGACGACGACAAGTGCACCGACGACGACACGTGCACCGACGACGACAAGTGCACCGACGACGACACGTGCACCGACGACGACACGTGCACCGACGACGACAAGTGCACCAACGACGACGTTAGCAACAACTACAACACGTGCACCAACGACGACACGTGCACCAACAACAACACGTGCACCAACGACGACAAGTGCACCGACGACGACACGTGCACCAACGACGACACGTGCGCCAACAACAACGCTAGCATCATTTACTCCATCTATTAATGCACCCAGTAATAATAATTCAAGTTTGTTTTATGATGTAACAAAAGCAAAAATATTAGGTCAGTATACTGATATTAACAGAACTGATAATGCAGCTACAAGATCAAATAAAATATTTGGTATATATAGTACGGATACTGCTAAAAATACATCTGCTATAAATCAATTAAAAAATATTAATAATGCTGCTTTTAATAAGGATATTTATATTTTAAAACCAGATTCAAAGATAGAATATACTATTAATGTAAGTACATCAGGTAAATATGAAATTAAATTACATACTTTTTCACCCGGAAATAACACTGACAGTGTTTTTATAAGTTTAACTGGTCCTAGTATTAATTTACGCGATGCTAATTTCGACTTAGAGACTAGTGAAACTAGTATTAGGGAACAGGTATGGAATCAACCAATGCAGTTAAATAATGGGTTATATACATTTACTATTAAATATAGAGAGCCTACTGGTATTCATGGTATAACAATTACTAAAAAGTCATAAATTAAAAGTAATACGTTAATAACATTTAACTATTTTATAAGTAATATAAAATGTTATTAAGGTCTATTATTCCATATTTTTCATATTTTTTAGCAGTGCAAAAGTGTAATCACGATTCGAATTATACAATTCATGGGTTATGGATAGATTTTGAAAGAGGTGGATATCCTGAATTTTGTAATAAAACAGTATTTGATGTAGATAAATTAAAAAGTATACGAGATGATTTAGATAAATATTGGCCAAGTTGTTATGGAAGTAATCAAGGATTATGGGAACACGAATGGAAGAAACACGGGACTTGTTTTAATCCAAGTTTTTCTTTTTATTCTTATTTTAAAAAAACATTAGAATTATACAAAAATAAAATAGATGATATCAAAAAATGTAATAAAAAGGATTGTTTAATATCAATTGAGTTTATAGAATTAGATGAATAAAAACTATATTTAAAAACAAGTTTTTATTATTATAAAAATGACAAGGGTTTTAGTAACTGGTGCGTTTGGTCTTGTAGGTAAAAGTTTTCAAAAAATTGTTTTACAAGAAGATAATTGTGATTATGAGTATATATATATAAGTAGGAAAGATTGTGATTTAAGAAATTTAAGTGATGTGATGCAGTGTTTTGGCGTGTATAAACCTGATGTTGTTGTTCATTTAGCAAGTTGTGTAGGTGGGGTGTATGAAAATATGAATAAAAATTATCAATATTTAATTGATAATATTAGGATTAATACGAATATAGTAGATGCTTGTAATAGACATAAAGTTTCAAAATTGATTAATATTTTATCTACATGTATTTTTCCTGACAAAAATGTAGTTTATCCATTAACAAGTGATCAATTACATAACGGTTTACCGCATGAATCAAATATTGGTTATGCGTATTCTAAAAGAGTATTGCATTTAACTTCACAATTATTAACACAAAATAAAGATAATGTGACTAGAGTTATTAATTTGACACCTACAAATTTGTATGGTGAAAATGACAATTATAATCTTGTAGCATCACATGTTATTCCAGCACTTGTTCATAAGACGTATAATGCTATTCAAAATGATACGAGTTTACGGGTATATGGAAGTGGTAATGCTATTAGACAATTTTTATATGTAGATGATTTATCAAAAGTTATTCTTCATTTTATACAAAATGAGTATGAACAATCAGAAATTTCATGTATTGTAAGTCCGCCTGAAGATCACGAAGTATCGATTAAACAAGTTGTACAATATATTTCTAAATCATTTGATTTTACAAATGACATTGTTTATGATACATCTTATTCTGATGGGCAGATTAAAAAGACGACGAATAATAATGAATTAAAAAAATATATAGATGATTTTGAATTTACAAAATTAGAAGAAGGAATTAATGAAACGGTATTATTTTTTAAACAACATTACGATACGATTAGAAAATAACTATAAAAAATGTAGGTTTAGAAATTGTGTATAAGTACTATCAGAATAAATATTATTTAAAATTTCGTTATACAATACGTCATATACGTTCATTGTATTTACATTTATAGGATATAATGATATTTCAAACAAACAAGTTTTTCCAAATTGAGGTAAATATAAAGCATTATTTAGATGTAAATTATTAATAGTGCATAAACATTTCATTGAGTTTGTATTAAATATAGACTTGGTATTAAGTCTATTTGATACATCGATAGAATCTAGATTAGTAATAAAGTTTGGTAAATTTGTTGTTATAAATATTTTACCTTGTTCGCTTGTTAATGTTTTAATATGTTGCAGAATATTATGAGGAGTATAAATAAAAGAAAAAATGTCATTTATATAAATAATATCATATTTGTAATTTGTTATATTTATATCTAAATTGATTTCTTCTAAATAACAATCATAATTTTTTGGTTTGAAATATTTGATAAAATGTGAATAATTATCATATTTATTTATTTCTAATAAACGTATAATGTTATTTGTATTATTTTCTTTATAAAATTTACAATGGTATTTCAAAGATGGTTCCATTTCACCACTATTTTTTTTTTGTATATGAAAACAATCGGGACAATAATCATGAAAAGTATGCAACATACGAATAGTATTATTACAAATGATACATCTCATTATATATCTTATATATATAATGACATGAGCATATTTTAATATTTTTAACGTAACTTTATAATTTAATTATGTACAAGCTGCTTTAACCATCAATGTTACCAATTGTTTAAATGTTGTTTTTGGTTCCCAATTTAAAACTTGTTTGGCCTTGGAATAATCTCCAATCAAATGTTCAATATCAATAGGTCTATAATAACACGGATCTACTTCAACTAATGTTTGACCAGTTTCACTATTATATCCAATTTCAGATTCACCTTCGCCTTTCCATTTGATAGTAATACCAATTTCATTAAATGCTAATTCAACAAATTCTCGTACACTATGTTCTTCTCCTGTAGCCAACAAATAGTTATCTGGTTTATTATGTTGCATCATCAAATAAACACCATACATATAATCTCTTGCATATCCCCAATCACGCTTTGCATTTAAATTACCCAATTTTAATGTTCTAACTTGACCACTGTTTTTATAATATTTACCTACATGTTGTGCAATTTTTTGCGTAACAAAAGTATGTCCTCTTCTTTCTCCTTCGTGGTTTAAAAGTACACTAGATACAACAAACATACCAAAAGCATCCCTATAGTAATTTGCTAAATGATAAGATGCTAACTTACTAATACCATATGGACTTACAGGTAACATAGGACTTTTTTCAGTTAATAGGGTTGTACCATCAGTTACATTACCATATTGTTCACTTGTATTAGCTTGGTAAACTTTTGTTTTTTGATCTAAACCTAATTGTTTTACAGCTTGTAAAATATTTAATAATCCTAATGTATTAACCTGAAATGTATAATTTTCCAATTCACAAGAAACTTTAACATGACTTTGAGCAGCAAAGTTGTAAATCTCATCAGGTTGGACTCTATTAATAATAGAAAAAATATTTCCAGCATCAGTTAAATCACCATAATGTAATTTAATTTTGTCAAAAATATGTTCGATTCTCTGTGTATTGAAATTAGATGCACGACGAATAATTCCATGAACAGTGTAACCCAGTTCTAATAATAATTCGGCCATAGTAGAACCATCTTGCCCTCCGATACCAGTGATTAATGCAATTTTTGACATTTAATATTTAATATAATATATTTTTAAATCATTTTTTATTATATTATAATATATAATGGAAGTGTGTTCTCCTAATATAGATATAAAAACTCATTATACATGTTTTTCATTAGATGAACTTACTGAAATTGCAAAAGCTTTTAATTTATTTATTAAGAAAAACAAGGTTTGTTCTAATGAAAATAATAAATGTATAGTGCGGAAATATATTGATTATGAAAATAAGAATAGAAAACAATTATGGTGGTCTATATATACACGTTTAAAACCTATTTGTAAATATGAATATTGTTGGGTGGATTTAGAATTTATAAAAGCAATACCAGATAAAAATTTAAGAGAAAAAATTAGACTTTTCACATTTAAACCAAAAATGACTAAAACTCAGTATAGTTGGTTAAGTACAATGGATATTAATCAAGTTATGCAACAATATCAAGAATATGATAAAAATTTTAAATTTCTTGGTGCACTTCCGTCTGATTTTTATAAAGTAAAAGAGTTTGATTACAATCAGTTATTAGATTATAAAAAAATAGGTGTAATTTTTAATCTGGATAATCATGATGAAAAAGGAAGTCACTGGGTTGCTTTTTTTCTAGATTATAATTCTAAAACATTAGAATATTTTGATTCAACTGGTGATCCACCTAATGAAAATATTAAAGAATTTATTAAAAATGTACATCTTTTTTTTAAAAAGAATGATATTGTATATACTTATAAACAAAATAAACTTGTCCACCAAAAAGAAAATACGGAATGTGGAGTATTCAGTATTTATTATATTATACAACGTTTACGTAATAAAACATTTCAATATATAACCAAAAATATAGTAAATGATAAAAAGATGAATGGATTTAGAGACGTTATTTTTAGACCACGCCAGTAATATCTTTAAAACAAACTAAATTTCTACATAATGGACATTTTATCAATTCTTCTTCACAATACTTAGTATATAACCAATGGTCTATACATTTTTTATGGAATTCATGATTACAATTTAGTTTTCTTACAAACTCTTTTTTTTTTATATTTTCTAAACAAATAATACACGTTTTTTTCTTTTTACATTTATAATATTTTGGTATATTTAATTTAGTCATCAAAATACGTTTATTTAATTTTTGAGTTACATAAGGATGTGTAGTACTTGAAAAAATATACATAAATGTATCATCAAATGTATCATCGTTATTATTAACGTGATTTGTAAAAATAAAATTAATAAAATGGTCCATTCATTTATATTTTGTAATATAAAATATAAATATATAAATAACTTATATTGTTAAACTTTTTATATTAATATTTTCACTATTATTAATAATATCTTCTTCTATTGTATCTTTTATAATAAATCTATATACATCAATAGGTGATTTTTGACCTATTCTATCTGCACGTCCTATTGCTTGTTCTTCTATATTTTTTCTATATTCAAAAGATCCATATACAGGCTCTAATAAAATAATCTTGTTTGCAATTGTTAAATTAATACCACTTGCAGCATTTCTTGAAGATAACATTATAATACGTATAGACGGATCTTTTTGAAACGAACTGATTGCTCGTTTTCTTTGAAAGACAGATCCTTGACAATAAACTATTTTGAACTTGTATTCTGATAAAATATCACCTACTTTATGCAATAATTCATCCCATTGTGAAAATAAAATAATTTTATCTGTATTTTTTGTATCATTTTTTAAAAAGTGTATAATATTTCCAATTTTAGTTGATTTAATTGAATGTATTAAACCTTCTAATTCATCTAATTCATTGTTTTTTTCATTTATTAAATAAATTTCATTTGTTGTCAACATTGTATTACAAGATGGGCATTTGAAATTATCATGATTTTTTGATTTATGTGTCTCAAATATACAATCCCAACAAAATTTATGTCCACATTTTGTAATAGTAACTTGTCCCTTTTCAATATTATCTAAACAAATGGGACAAGTCGTCTCTTCATTATGTAATGACTCTATTGCCGCCTTTAAATAATTATATGTTCTTTCAATAATTTCCGCGTTTTTCTTTACACTTGTTAAATGACGTTTTTTACTTGCAATATTAGTTCTAGTTGAAACCATCCATAGATCATAACGTTCCGTATCAAAATAACCTCGTTCTTCTAATGTAACCATTTGTTCTTCTAAATTATAAATATCACGTTCAGTTTGAAGTATTTCCATTTTTTCTGTATCTAATCGTTTTTTATTATAATCTAATAATACTTTTTGTATTTCTTCAAACGTTTTACAATTTTTTATTAAACTTTTTGTACTATCATATAATTCAGAATGACAACACAATTTAATTAAAAAATCATAATATTTTTGATTACTACCATTTACATAACTATCATATATAGCCTTTTCTTGAGTAGTGAATATCAATTTTTTCATATACTCTTTTATAATATTTCCTTCGTATTCAATTTTAACAGATTCTTTTGTATTTTTTCTAAATAAAAATTTGCATTTATTAATAATATTATTATCAAATCCTAATGAATTTATATAAAAATAATTTTCATCACTAGTATCATCAACACTTCCATAACGTGCACTATGTGTTGTATTATAAGATAATAATTTTATAAAACTATTTATACCATTTGTAAAAGGCGTGCCCGTAATATTCCATTTATATATACTTTTAAAATTTAATATATCTTGTTTTAATACATTTGATTTTGCTTTATTTTCAATTTCATGAGCTTCATCTAAAAATACACGTCTCCACTGATATAAATGTAAAATATTAAATATTTTTGAATTCAATAAATTTTCAATCGATGTTTCATATGAAACATCTTTTGTATATTCAAGTGGTTTGAAATATTTATCTACATATTCTATACAATTTTTTTGTTTTACATATTTAACATAATTAGAATTTAATAAGAAATTATAAGATACAAATACAATATCAGCAAATAAAAAATCACCCAATGTTAAATTAATCCATTGATCATATGTCACTATATGAATAATTCTATGATTATTTTTAAATTTATCATAATACTCATTTACCCATTGATCACATAATTGATTTGGACAAATAACAAGAGTTGCATTTGTTTTAATAAATCCATCTGTTTTAAAATCATTAATATTAAAATCATTTAAATTTTTGTATTTTAAAACACGTTTATCTACAAACAATGTATTTTTATGTTCTTTACAATATAAACTATCTCTATCTGGCTCTTTAGAACAATAACAACCCTTTCTAGGTCCGCGTTTAAAAAAATAATTACAACATACTTCAAAATCAACAAAATGATTTATATAATTTCTTTTTTCAATATCATTTGATAATATATGATATAATGCAATCAAAGTTTTACCTAAACCTACATCTGATATTAAATTTCCACCATAATATTTGAATTTAAAATTTCCATCATAACAATCTTTGTTAATTAATGATTTTGGTAAAATATTATTATTATATAACATATAATCACCATTTAAAATTGGAAACATATGTGAATAATTAAAATCAATCGCGTTTTCATTATTTATAACATTTTTTTCAATTGTATTCATCCATGTAACATCTGTTTTTTGATAATTAAATAAAGTTATACCTTCCTTTAATAAAGATAAATTATTTAAATCTTTGTTATTTATATCAATATTAATAGTAGTATCATTTTGAATATCTGATAATTCAATAGCACTTTTTTTTAATACATTTTCTTTTTTTTGAGATGTCAAAATGCTAATAAACAAATTTTTACTTAATGTTCTATTATTTGTAAGAATAGCATTCATATAGATTGTATTAAAATAATATATAACGTAATACCTATCTTCAACCTTTTCTAATTTTGCTACAAGTATAACTTTTGATAAGTCTGGCAAGTTTAAAAATTGATTATACCTTTTAATATAGTAAATACGCTCTTGTGCCATTTCATCTTTAGTTTTATAATCTAAATATGGATAAACAATATATTCATTATAAGGATAATAAAATTTAACAATATTATCAAAATGCTCTGTATGAGCATATGTTTTTATATTACCAGCATATATGTTTCTTCTTATTTCGTTAGGTATATCTTTTACATCTATAATCATCAATTTTCTATAATCACCATATATTAATCTTATATCATTGTCATTTATAATTTTGTGCAATACAATTTCTTTTTCGTAAATTTTAGTAAAATTTTCCAAATGATTTTGCATATTGTATATCTTATATTACAATTATAATTTGGTTTTAAATAAAAATTCATTTAATTATAATTGAAAATATGGTAATAAAAATATTTTTGAAATAATAAACATTAATAATAATATAACTGATTTAATAACAGTAAATAAACCAGGCACCATTGTATAAGGACCTACAACTGGCATTAATGTTATATAACCATCAAGATAAGATGTAGATGCAATATATAAAAATATTAACAACAAAATATTTTCTTCATTGAATTCCGCTTTGATTTTCTGAAAGAAACTAGTCTTTTTAGGAGGTTCATTTGAATCAATTTCAAAAACTTCATCTTCATCTTTGAATTTTACTTTTTTTTTAACATCTATTTGTACAGGAGAATTTGACAATTGTTGAACAGATTGTGCGAATTGTTGCTGTGATATATTAGGTTGTTGTAAAGGTTGTTGTTGTAAGGGTTGTTGTATAGATGGAGAAGAACCCGGTAAATCTTCAATCTTTGTAGACATTGACATTTTTTTATAACTTTAATTATAAATAAAAAAATATATAATTGACGTACATAAAATATATTAAAATCCAGCCTTGAAATAAATTACTTTATTTTCATCAAAATCATCAGGTTTTTGTAAAAATTGTTCAAAAAATGGATTTTCTAAAATTTGTATAGGTGTTAACAATTTAAATTTTTCCTCTACGCCATTTATTAATCTTCCATTTTTAAGATATGTTTCATCATCACTGCCTTCACTGCTATCACTGTCTTTACTGCTTTCGCTACTTCCACTGCTTTCACTGGTATCATTGCTTTCACTGCTTTCACTGATATCATTGCTTTCACTGCTTTCACTGGTATCATTGCTTTCACTGCTTTCACTGATATCACTGCTATTAGTATTAGTATTAGTATTAGTATCTGATAAAGAACTGTGTTCGCTAGTATCAGTACTTTTGCTACTATCAGTATCATCTTCTGGTACAACTTCATTTGGATAAATTTCTAAAATCCAATCAAATAATTCTTGTGAAATATATAAATCCAATAATGATGTCAAGAAATAATGTAAATCATACACTTCATTATAATTAAATGGTACATTGAAATCATCACTGTCATGATCGGATTCCTTGATAGCATTTAATGTTATATGTGTTTTTCTATCGTATTCATATTTACCTACAATAAATTTATTTGGATAATTATCAGGAATTTTATCAGAATATGTCATGCAAAATTCAAAATCCCAAATTTTAGGAATAATACCAGTGTTTTTAATATAAAATGTTTTTCCATTTATCTCATATACAATATACCCACCCTTTTCGATTGTATTATCTATTAAAATATTACCATAATGGAAATCATTGTGCATCATTTTATAATACTTTTGAATAATTGCTATTGTGTAAATAAGTTGAAATACAAGAATTTTCCATTGTTCATTTGAAATTTCTCCATCATTCTCATACGTTTCAAAAATCCAATTATCCAAACTTCCTCCTTCAACAAATTCTGATATTAACATTATTGAATGCGTACGAATTTTATCTTCAACTTCAAGACGTTTCAAGTTAAGTGCTTTTAATGCTCTACATTTATTACTTAATTTTTGAATTCCTAGATAATGAGTAATATGAGGTGAAATGTTTTGATTTACGATGTTGTCTGTTAATTCTTTTAAAATAATATACTCTAAATGAGAAGGATGTTCTAATTTTTCATATTTAGTTTCAATAGGAACAATTTTTAATCCATATCGAATTCCACGTGATTTTTCAAATTTATCCTTTGAACCTCTAAATGGATATCCTTTTACTTCAGATGTATTTTTTACTTTCATAAGTTGATAAAAATCTGTTAGTCCAAATTTTTCTTTATTTTCATCAAAAACAAGTCTTTTTTTTTTGATTTCGTGTCGAATGTCTTCTAAATATTTTTTTTTTTTATCTAGTGGGTATTTTAAAATAGGCGAAGGTATATGTTCTTGCATAAAATTAATTTAAATTTGTTTTTTATTTTTATTTTTCATGTGAAACGCGAAATAAAAAATGAATAAACAATACGTTTATAGTTGAAAAAAAAAATTTGTAATTAAGTTAAAGTGAAATTAATGAGTAAAATTTTACAGATTAAAATTTTTAATGATATATTAGATCAATTCTTTGAATATTTAGAAGAAAACTTTAAGTTTTTTAAATCTGATTTGATTTTATCTAGAACGGCTGTTGAATTTGTTAGAAAAAGTAATCCCAGAATGGTGGTAGAACAATTTATGAGTTATGCTTATCCTTATCGTGAAGAAATTTTTGATTGTAATGAAGGATTTTTTATAGATTTTGATAAAAATGTAAAAGAGTTATCATCGGAAGATGTTATGTTTGGTATGAGAATTCGTAGTATTTGGTTATCATCAGATATTACAGATAAACAAAAGGCCCATATTTGGTTATATTTTCAAAAATTGATTAAAGCAGGAGAAAAGGTTATTGTTTAAAAATGCGGTAATCTTTGTTATTTATTTTAGATTTTTAATAACAAATGGAAACTAAAAATCTATCTGAAAAGGAATTAGAACAAAATTGTCCGGATAGTAATTCTGAACATAAAGAAATTCAAGAGCCAAATAACTTGATTAAGACTGAACTATTAAATACATTAGATAAATTTGTAAATGAACTGGATATTGCATTTGATTATGTTACAAAGGATACAATTCTACAAATTAAAAAATATATAAAAAAATTAAAAGAAGATGATGAAGAATTAAAATCTTTAGTAGATGATATTTTAGAAAAATTTAAAAGTTGTGAATCTAAATTAGCATACTTGTCATTATCAAATGGAAAGATTAAAACTAAGGAGTTTGATATATTAAATGACAAGACTGTATTTGGAAATTTATTAAATTTATCATTATTTAAAGAGGAAAATAAAAATACAAAGAAAATTATTTCCAAGTATATTTATAATATGTATATGTCAAGTGTCATTTTAAAATTTAGTTTTAGTGACAATTTATCATTAGATTCTTTAAATAATGAATTGTCTAAATATTTTAATATTATCAAGGAACAACACAGTCAGCAAAATAATACTGATCAACAAAATAATACTGTTGAACAAGGCGGAAGTGACGGTAATAAAAAGAAATCTATTCGTAGACTACCAAAAGCAAATCCAGATATGACAAATCTAACAAATTTAGAGGGGATGGATGACATAATGAATAGTTTATTTGCAAATAAAGATTTAGTAAATATTGCAAGTGAATTTACAGCAGATATTCAGAGACAGAATATAAATCCAATGACGATGTTGGGATCATTAATGTCAGGTAAGCCAGATAAAAAAATTACAGATTTGATTAATCAAATTTCAGGTAAATTAGAAAGGAAATTAAATAGTGGAGAATTGGATAAGGAAGTTTTTGAACAACAGGCTAGTGATTTGATGAATACATTAAAAACTTCAAATATAACTTCACAATTACCTGTATTAAATACAATTTTAGAAAATAGTAATATTACAAATATTAGAAAATTTAAATAATTTTTTTATATATATATATACTAAGTAATGAATTCAGATCCTTTTTGGTACGATAATTATAATATATTATGGAAATCTCAAAGATTAAATGAATTTTTCCCAAGTGAAGATCAAACATTAGAGGAAAGATTAAATGCAATTGTGAGATTTTCATTTTATGTATCAGTTATTTTATATTTTTATCATAACGAACCAAAATATTTTGGATTTTTTATTGGAGGTTGTTTATTAACAATTTTTGTATATAATAATAATTCAAATGGTAGAAGCGAAAGTATTGAAAATGTGAATGTTGATGATGAAGTTATTTTACAAAAGGAATGTAAGAATAAAACGCAACCTACATTAGATAATCCGTTTATGAATTATACAATAAAAGATGCTATGAATATAGATGAAAATGAACAAAAGACAAGGGACAAGGAACCAATCTGTGATACGAATAATGTAGTTGTTAAAAAAGAGATAGAAAAGATGTTTAATAATAATTTATATAAAGATGTAAACGATGTTTTTGGTAGAATGAATTCTCAAAGACAATTTTACACAATGCCGTGGACTGGGCCTTTACCAGATGAAAAACACGAGTTTAGAGATTGGTTATATAAAACAGACAAAACATGTAAAGAAAATGATAATTGTTTAAGATATGAAGATTTGAGAGCTAAAGCTCCGGTTTTTCCTAATCCTGAATCAAATCCATTAAAAACACTTTAATTGTGCGTTATTGTTGTTTTATTATTATATAATATTGTAATAATAAAATGGAAAATGTATTAAAAGTGGACGAATATTTTTTTTTATACAAGGAGGGTTCAGCAAATTCTAAAAAATTAAAAAAAAAAATTACCAAGAAAAAAATATCACAATTTTTTGTTTATCAAGGTTATAAAGGGGTGTTTGAAAGTGAATTTTCAGGAAATTTGTTAAATTATTTAATTAGAGTTAAAAAGAATATAAAAAAATATAAAAGTTGTGTTGGATTTTTATCAGATGATAATATTTTAATAGATAACATTTTTATTTTACCTCCTCAACCACAATCTTGGGATATTCTGTTTTTGGAATGTGATATTACATCATACAATCCAAATAATAAATATAATACAATCTATTGGCAAAGTATAAAAGGTATCAATGATTCAAGAAATTTTATTATTAATATAAATTCAATTGACAGAGTTATAAAGTTGTTGCAAAAAAGTAAAGAATGGAGTGATTTTACAAATAATTTAAATAGTTTGGATATGTTTACTATTGTTAAAACATTTTTATCAAGAAGAGAAAAAGAGTATGATTTTAATAATATTATTAGTAAAAAGAATTATAACAATAAAATTTCTAATAGATTAATAAATGATAATGTAAATTTTGTAAATTATGAAAAAAAAGTTGTATTGTATGATGAAAAAACAATTGATTTTACATATGAAGAAAAATATATGATGTTACCATGTATTAGTTTAGTGTGTATTATTAGTGATATAGATTTATTTATCCATTCACTGTATACATTTTTAAAATGTGATTATCCACGAGATAAATTGGAATTTTTAATTATAGATGATAATGATTATGAAAAACGTATTAAAAAGATTTTACCAGATGATGGACGTATTAAAATTATAAATCTTACTAAAAAAAATAAAGATGATAATATGGAAATACCATTGGGTAATAAGTTAAATATGGGTATAAAATATGCTAAACATGATATAATTTGTCACTTTTTTGATACAAATATTTACTTTCCGGAAACGTTTATGAATCTAGTGAAATGTTATATTATATCGAATAAGGATATGATAGTATCAGGTGATATGGGTATTTATGAAAAAAATACTGGAATGTCATTTACAGTAAAAAAACCAGATTTAGGAAACATGATGTATACAAAAAATTTTTGGAAAGCATGTACCTTTATAGATATTGAAAATAACAAGGATGTTTTATTTTATAATTTTACATTTTTTAGAAAATCTTGTATTTTATATATTCCATTTTTACATTTTTCATTTAGATATACAAAAGATCAAATGGTAATATATGAATCATCTAAAGAAGTACCATTTTCTTTGGATAAATTAGTAAATGATAGTGTAAAACAATCTTTTTTAATTATTTAAACAACAAGAAAGCAATTATAATAAAAATGATGATATAAAAAAGTGTTTTTTGTGAAACTAATTTTTTAGATGTAGAATTATTAACTGGATTAACAGGTACGCTAATTATTTTTTCTCTAGATACTAGGATTCTTTTTGTTGGATTATCCATATAATAAAGATATAGAAAATTATTTTTAGAAAATTATTTTTATTTTTTTTGCATAAACATAAACGCTATCCCACTTCCACTACTAACAATGAGAAAAATTACAAGAATAATAATTATTAAATTATTATCAGCACTTTTTACTTCTGGTTCTTTATAAACTGTATCATAGCCAGTTGGCACATCTAAAGCTTTAACAGAATCATCTTTTGAAAAATCTGTATCTACCCATTCGCTTTTGTTATTTGCTTTTGAAAGATCTGTATCTACCCATTCGCTTTTTTTTTTTTCAGTATTTGATTGTTCAAAAATTGACTTTGGTTGTTGTTGTTCTGATGACACGTGTCCTCCCATAATTATTTATTTATATAATATAAATATATAAATAAAATATTTAAATTTGGATAGGAGTTTTTATAAATTTTCTATGAAAAAATATGATGTATGCATTTTTCATCAAACTATTCAAATCATTTACTTTTGATACATTTGCATCATTAAATGTATACCAATTATTATTTAAATTTTTACAACAACTCCAATAATGACCACCATTCAAGTCCCCATTATGATAATTAATTGCATAACAGCTATATATATAATTATTAGGATCATTTTTATCTGTAGAAACAAAGGGTGTTAAATCCAAATCTTCAATTGGAAAGTCAACGTGAGTCTCTATTTTTTGACCAGTATTTGTAAATCTTTTTAAATGAATAATAATATAATTTGGCAAGGACCAAAGAGTATTGTGTTTAGAACATCCATTTTTTTTACAAGAGTCGCAATTCCATGTATTAATTTGTTCATTTGAATTAAAGTATGATTCTAAACAATGTAATAATCTTGTACTTGTACAATTAGGAATATCTAAACTTATACAATTAAATGGTTCGAAAATAATATCATTATAATTACAATGAATACAATTAATTTTAGTATAAAACATTCCATTAAACATTTCAATAATAAAAGAAAAATTATCTTTGTAAAATGTTTTCCATTGTTCCAATGACTTTTTAATAAGAACATCTGAATTATTTTTTGGTTCACCTTTAATATTCACCTCTATTTCATAAGATATACCCTTATGTAAAATATCTAAAATATACATTAAACACTCATGAGAATCTTGTTGCTCTAATTTAAAATATTTATTAATAAATTTCCCCAAATTTTCAAAAAATGATTTAGGTCTTAAAACTTGATTTGTTTCCCATATATTTGTTAATAAAGTAATATAACTCAAAACAAGATAGTATTCGTTTCTACGTTTATTTTCATAAGTTACATCTTCATTTAATTTTCTTGATAAAAAATAATCTGTCAATTTTAAACTGTGACTTAGACACTGTAATATAGAATTTAAAAAACATGTATTCCCTTGATTAATTAATCCACATAAACCTTTTTTTAAAAACGTTTCTTTTTTTAATACCAATTCATGATTTTTATGAAAATCATATATATATTGATTAGAACTATTTGCCATTAATTATAATAAAGTAATAATCATTATAATATTCAATTTATTTTTTAGATTAATATATATTTCTCCAATCGTTAGTCCAAGACCCAGCTAGAGGATATTATATAAATAAATTTGCAAATACTACATAATTTTTTTATTTATATATATTAGTAAAATGTCAAGTGGAGAAGTATGTTTCACATCAAACATGTTTAATGCATATCTATTTATATTAATCATATTAGTAGTATTTATCATGTATATTCAAGTAAAGAAAACAGAAGAATTAAGTAATGTAGAATTAAATACTTATTTATCTAAAAAAGAATTAGTTGACAAAATTAAAAATTTACAAGATAAATTGTATAATTCAGAAAAAAATGAACAAACATGCCAGAGTAATCTTTATGAAACTCGTCAATTTTTAAAACATCAAATTTATAATCAACAAGTTAGACCTATGCATGCAAGAGATAGAATTAGACAACGGATTATAGATCCATTAGAAGGACCAGAAAGAACATATGCTGGAGGTCGAATTAATATTCCCGCATATGATGATTATCAACAAATAGGTTTTTTACATAATAATAATGAAAGATACCCATTGTACGGACGTCCAAAATATTCTGGACGCACAGATAAATATGAATATTATATAATAGATGAAAGTCGAAACAAGTTAAAAATACCAATTAAAACAACAAATTATAATGAAATATATGATGGGGATGATGTAAAGGTTGATATTTTAAATAATATGTTTAATGCAAAAATTTATGATTATGATTCTATAAGATATAACCCAAATATATAACCCGAATATATAACGTGCACAAACAATTATAATTTTGCTTCTATAATAGTAGTACTTTCATTATCTGTAATGTACGCAATGCGTATTAAATTATAATTTGATAGTTCTTGTATATTATTTGATACATAATTTAATTTATATAATCCGTCTCCATCTCTTACAAGATCACCTAAAATTAATTGTTGATTTGTTTTATCGTTATATAAATATGCTATGTATTTACCCTTTATAGTATGTACAGTATCATATACATTACCTCCTATTTCATATAAATTACAAACTAATTCTAACCTAGCAGTATTATCATTTTTATATATATTAGCTTGTCCAGACAATAATATATTTGTAATTTGATTAGTATGATCTGGTGGTAATAATTTTAATTGTTTATATTTTGTAAAATTAATAGTTGAATTTTCAAATGTTTCAATGTTATTTTCATTATTGCAATATTCACATTCTACATTATTGTTTTCTGCATAAATTTCGTCATAATTATTTGTATAATTTTCATATATAGGATTATTTGGTTCTCTATAATTTATATTACATACACATTTTTTATGATTACAAACACAATTTGCGCTCATCATGGTAGAATTATCTAATGCAAAAAGAGTGGAAACATTAAAAATAAGAATGCATATAAACGTGGATACTAAAAATACAATAAAAATTATAAGGGGCAAATTGCTATTTTTATCAAATTTAATCTTGTCCATGTTTAATATTGTCTAATAAAATAATTCTATTTAAAAAAATAAATTATTATTTTATAATGAGTAAGAAACGTCTTCAAGAGTTGGTAGAAAAAAATTGTTATTTAGAAAAACAAAATGAAGCCTTTAAAAATAAAATTGAATCTTTAGAAAAAGAATTGGGTAATTTGAATGAAAATACTGTTATTTCGAGTATGAATGATATGAAAGAACAGTATGAAGATTTAATGAATAATTCCGTATGTAATCATAAATATTATTCGTTACATTCTTATTACAAAAGAAACTTGAATTTATTAAAATCTATTGATACGATTGGAAATGTTGTTTATGATAATGTTTTATCGTTATTATTATTTATAGATAATAATCATTATGACCAGGGATTAAAAGATAATAATATAAAACACAATTTAGGTAGTATTAAAGATAGATTACAATTGATTTGTGAAATTATAGGAAAAGAAGAACATGATGAGTGGTATGAATCAACTTGTGCAAAATGTATTGATATAGATTTTGATTAAAATATACTTATTAAATTATTAAATGTATCAGTATATAATGGATAATAATTATTATCAAGTGGATCGTAATAGAAATAAGTAAAAAGTACAAGAGTATTTGCTTTATGATAAATTATGTTTAATTTAGATTTGATTTCAAATAAACAATTCATTAAATTGTCGGATTTACAATATACAAAATAATTAAAATAATTTGTAGATGCAGTGTAGTATTTTTTCTTATGATGCAATTTTACTTTGATATTTATATAATTATTATACATGTAATATATAAATAAAAAATAATTTCTTTTAGTTAAAAATTATCACAATCGAATGAAATTTTACGATCGATTTCAGATGTACCAACATAAATTACCTGCTTAAACCTATCATATTAAACACATTCATAACCGAATGGATTTTCTGATTTAAAACTCGGTTATAATTTCCGAATATTTGTTAAACGTAATTTGGTTAAGGCGTTGAAAATTCACACTCCAAGTCGAAGCTTATGCTTCGAGTTCGCTACACTCACGTTTATTGTATTTTTGTCTATTTAATGTCATTAATAATGGTTGTAAATTTTTATAATTAAAACATTCTAATTGTTCATCCTTATTAATTAAATTAAATAAACTTATTGGTTTAATATGATCAATTTCCCACTTTGGATAATCTTCCATTTTTAAATTTTGATGTAATGATTTTTCTAAATAAATGTATAATTCATCTTCGTTACAACCTAATAACTCTTTATAAGAATAATCTGTATTGATTTTTTTATTATACAAAGTTTTTTTTATGCGACTTATAGAATTTTCCCATAATTTAAATTTTAATGAATCATTTTTTCTATTTTGTAAATTAATAGCAATTCTATCTATTTTATTATTTATATACTTTTTAATATAATATTGTTTAATTTTGTCTTTTTTCCCTAGGGAGAAATGAAGTTGAATATATTGACTCGACAAATATGAAAATTTTTATAAAAGTAAATATTTTCATTTTTAATGGTTAAAAGTCATCGCAATCAAACGAGATTTCACGGTCAGTTTCAGAAGTGCCAACATTAGCTCTAGAATATTGACTGACAGTGGTTTCAAAAAAGTTACCTTTTTCATTAAGACTAATCATTTCCATAAATGGGAATGGGTTAGGTGTATTATAAATTTTATTATAACCAAGTAAAACTAACCATCTATCAGCTACCATTTCAATATAATCACTCATTAATTTACAATTCATACCAATAAGAGAGACGGGTAACGATTCTGTAATAAATTCTTTTTCAATGTCAACAGCATCTTTGAAAATAGCGTGTACAGTCTCTTCGCATAAACGATTATCAAGTAATTTGTATAAAGAAATAGCAAACTCAGCGTGTAGATTTTCGTCACGGCTAATTAGTTGATTAGCAGTGGATAACCCTGGCATTAAACCACGACTTTTTAACCAGTAAATAGCGCAAAAAGCTCCAGAGAAGAAAATGCCTTCGACACAGATAAAAGCTAAAAGTCTTTGTGCAAAACTTGGCCTATCTTTTAAGAAAAAGTCTAATGCTTCATTTACATTTTTCATATCTGAATGTAAATTTTCATAAACTAGTTTTAAATTTTTAATACCGGATAGTACATTTTTTGGCAAACCGTTTATCAAAGTATTTCCTTCTTCAATCCATTTAATAGTCCATTCTGCTTTCTTCTTAATTGCGGGAATCGTTTCAATTGCATTAAATAATCTAGCCTTTTCTTTAGAATCTATAATATATGTATCAATTAATAATGCATATGTTTCGGCATGAATAGACTCAATCATCATCTGAACAGTATAAAATTGACGTGCTTCAGGAATTTGTACTTCATTATAAAAATTAGCTACAAGATTTTCATTGACTATACCATCACTTGATGCAAAAAAAGCAAGAATATTTTTTAAAAAATAGCGTTCGTTATCATTAAGTTTATTATTCCAATCAACAAGATCTTCACCCATTTTAATTTCTTCTGCAGTCCAAAAAGTGGCTAAATGTCTTTTATAATAGTCCCAAAGAGACGGGAATTTAATAGGAAAAACTGTATATCTGTCACTGCCTTCTTGTTTGATAACTGATTCCATCTTTATTTTTTATAATATACTATAATTAATTTATTTTTTTTTTAATTTTATTTGTATTTCTATAATTAAATTTAATCGTTAATAGTAATAACACTCTATTATATGCAAGTGACAACTCGAGAACTTCACTTGAAAATCATAGGTTATTTTGGACACTGTAATTTAGGAGATGAACAATATTTAACATCATTTAAAGAGATCCTAACGACGTTTATGCCGGCAGATCAAATTTATACTGTTGATTTTTATGATTGTGATAAGATAAAGGATTATAGTTTTAGTGAAGATGATATTATTATAATAGGTGGTGGAGATGTGTTGAATGATTATTTTTTAGATAAAATTGCATCTCAATTCACTGGTGCAAAAAATAAAATATTAGCTGTTTCAGTTGGTTTACCTTTTAAATCAGTTTTAACAAATACAAATAAATTAGATATTATAGATTATATATTCGTTAGGACATTGCAAGATATATCTCTCTTTAGCAATTATTTTCATCCTCATAGAATTTGTTATCTTCCCGATATATCTTATATTTTAAATAGTATTAATTATAATCAAGATTTAGAGCAGTATTATGTATCAAGATTTGAAAATATTAAAGAGAAAAATAATAAATTAATATGCGTTTCCTTATCTATGCATATGCGCAATAAAAATTATAACTCAGATTATGTTAATATAGTAAATAAATTAGGTATGTTTTTTGAAAATTTAATAACTCAATATAATTATCATATTGTATTCTTACCATTTAATGACAATTCTAAAAATGATGGAGAAAATGATCTTTTAATACATAGAGCGGTCATTAATAAGATAATGGAACTCAAGGAAACTGTTACATTTTCTAATATAACTTTTATAGATAAAGTATTGCCTTTTAATCAAGTTTTCCAATTATTAAAATATATAGATTATTATGTCGCAACACGTTTTCACGCTTGTTTATTTTCAATTTATACTAATACACCGTTTTTACCCATTTATACAACGCGTAAAATTAGTAATTTATTAAAAGATGTAGATTGGCAACACGGATATGAAATGATAATGAATGAACAGTTTATACCAATTGATATTATAGTTGACAAATTAAAGGATTCGTTTATAAAATTAACTCAAGATAATCAGACGTATTATACATTGTCAAATGCTAATAATAATGTTTTTTCTAAATATTTGTATCTAAACGCAGAAACATTAATTAATGTTATCTTTGACAAAAATTTAAATGATTCACCATATAAAAGTATTATCAATACGCAAATAAATGATGTTTACAATGCAGTACAAAAATTTATAAAAACAAAAGGTTATAGCGATTTTAGAGATGTAATAGAAGATGATTTGCAAAATATTATTGTTAGTATAGTATCATATAATTTAACAAAATGTATAGAATCTTCTTATAATTATGGTCTAAAAACAAAAATGTTTGATAAATTTTATAATTATGTAGAAGAATGGAAATGGATATTAAGTCATCACGAATATAAAACAGAGTTGGTAAGTAATCCTCACGGATTATTTAATTTAAATTATATAGATCAAGTTGATTATTCTGGAACACATAGGTCGGGTTGGCAATATGTTTATAGTAATTTAACTTATTTACATAATGAAAATAGTGATTTATTATTTGATTTATATATAGATAGAACATTTCACTGGAATGCAGCTGTTAATGAAATATTAGGAATAATACCTTATAAACAAAGTTGGATGGGATTTATCCATCATACATTCGATCATACATTTAGTGATTACAATTGTTATAATTTATTAACATCAAACGTTTTTATCGAATCATTAAAATATTGTAAAGCATTATTTGTATTATCAAATGATCTTAAAATAAAATTTGAAAACGAATTCAAAAAAATTGGCTATTATATTCCAGTATTCAATTTCACACATCCAACTGAAATTAATGTTTCTCAATTTTCTATCGATAATTTTAAAGAAAATAATGATAAAAAAATTATTCATGTAGGTGGGTGGTTACGAAATGTTTACGCATTTTATAATTTAACTATACCTAAACAAATTAAATTTTCATATGGATTTTCATGGTTTAAAAAATTAAAGGGTGAAACTATTAGAAAGGTTGCTTTAAAAGGAAAAAGTAATAATAATTATTTTCCATTAGATGATTTCAATGATAAGCTCCATAAAATATTAAGTGATAATATCATAAATTATTCATCAAAAAATATCAGTCAAAATATCAGTCAAAATATCAGTCAAAATATCAGTCAAAATATCAGTCAAAATATCAGTCAAAATACATTTTTAATTAAGAATAACTGGTATAAACATTTTTATCAAGATGTAAATAATAAAATAAAAGGAGTTGATTTTATACATCATTTAGAAAATGGTGATTATGATGATTTATTAACAAAAAATATCGTATGTATTATACTTGTAGATGCATCTGCTGTAAATACTATAGTAGAATGTATTGTTAGGAATACACCTATTATAGTTAATAAAATATCCCCCGTAGTTGAATTATTAGGTGAAAAATATCCATTGTATTTGAAAGGTGATCATATTGATTATGTTAGTTTAAATCAAGAATTTGGAGCCTTATTAAGTAACCCTAATCGAATAAAAAATGCATATAAATATTTAGTAAAATTAGACAAGACAAAATTTTCGATAGATTATTTTGTAAATGAATTTTTATCAGTAATTAATAAAATCAAGTAAAAAACATATTAATAAAATAAAAGGTTATTATTAATGAAAATAGAAACGCCATTTACATTTAAACAAATTGATGATATTAAAAAAATTACAAATAACGAATTATTATATTTTAGAAAATGCATAAAATTAAATGAAATAATAAAAGATGTAGACTATACAAAAAAAGATGTAGAATATTTAATAAAAAGAATGGATGTTATAGAAAATAAACTAGATATTTTGTTGAATAAAAAAGAAAGTAAAAATATATGGAAACGTTTTTTTTATAAAAAATGA